ATCCCTGTGAAAGGGAAGGTGAGGTCTTGCGGGTCGATAGAGGGTCTGGAGTGTGCGAGTACACTTGTAACACGGTTAGAGCCGATTCTGGTGCGCCTGTGTTTGATGATGATCGTTACTGTGTTGGTATTCACACAGGTTTTAATGAATCATCAAAGCGTAATGTGTTCGTGCTCTTCTATCCTGAAGGTCTCGTCTCTTGGTTTGTTCAATCTGAGCCAAAAAAAACTTGTAATCCCTCTGTATCGAGAATTGGTCGACGTTATTGATGGTGCTTTTGTTATCAAGCAAATCAACAGCGGTATACAGGGGGATTTTCAACCACCGGCCAATACGGAGTTGATTGAGTTTGCTCAGAAAGATGAGGAAAAAAGTGGCCTATCCGTGCCTTTTGGATATGCACCTTCTGTTTTCAATCGGAAGCTCTTTGAAAATGACTTTCGAAAGAATCTCATCTGTTATGAATGGACACCGGATGAGGGGGCCTGGGCCAGAAGTGGCGTTGCTCTTCGCTCGATTTTGCGTCCGTATATGATGGGAATCGTCAAGTCTTTTGATGATGTCTTGTCTCGGATTGACAAAACTACGTCTGCTGGATATCCTTGGAATCTTCGTTGGAAGAACAAGGGGGAAGCCTTGGAACATGGAATTGATATTTTTCGTTTCTTGGTTGACCAAATCCAGAAGACTGGAGCGATTGACTACCATTTTGAAGTCAGACCAGGGTTCGTTATTCATTTAGTGCATGTGTTTTATATCACTAGTGGAAAAGGCGAACTTCGGACTGTTGACAAGCTTCTTGCGGAACGTGTGGAGGATAGGAAAACACGGACATTTATGCCTGGGTGTTTGCTCCTCCACATAGTTAGCTTGATGTTGTATGGTGATCAAAATGATCAAATGCTGAATATGGCAGGTGAGAGGGAGTGGAGTGCTGTAGGAATGACACCTTGGTATGGTGGGTGGAATAGTATGGCTGAGTACATTACTTCTGGTTCTCTAGTAAATCCTCAGGATGTTAACGTCGTGTGCACTGATGTCAGGCATATGGAAGGCAGCTTAAATGACTGTGTCCAAACTGACATTAATGCTATGCGTAACGAAAATTTAGCCTGGGGTAATGAGTTAGATACTGCGACAGTCAATATGATGACGTGGTATCAGGAGCAGAGCACTCAGTTGTATATTATTGGGGTGAACGGTTGGCTATACTTCCGTACTTGTGTTAACCCGTCTGGAAAATTCACAACACTAACAGACAACACGATCGCTTTAATGCGTGTTGGTCTGTATGTGATTGCCACTCAGGTGAGTACAGTTGCAGAAGTGCTGGCTGAATACTCTCGTACACCAGCAAAAATGATGGGAGACGATTCTATTATTCAGTATCGGCCGTGGGTAGAACATTTGATTTCTCGAGCTCGTGATTTGGGCTTTGATTTGAAGTTTGAAGTTCCGATCTCACCGATACGTGATGCCGTCTTTCTCAATGCTGGGTTTCACTGGTCAGGCCTTATGTGGTATTTCCGACCAAACTATGACAAGATACG